TTATCCAATAGCGTTCTCCTGATCGAGTCTTCCGTCACGAAGCCACTGGTCGACTTCCGAGAGCTTGTACTTGTACATTTTCCCGGCCTTGTATGCGGGCAGGCGTCCTTCTTTTGTCCAGTTACGCACGGTGTCCTTGCTGACGCTCAGATGGGTAGCGACGTCGTCAAGGTTGACCCAGTTTTCTATTTCGTTGCCCGTGTTCATGGCTGGCCTCCGATCAGGGTTGGCATGAGGACGCTAATTCCGGCCTGCGTGAGCTCGTGAACAAGATCCACGTTCTTGACCGCCCAGTGGGTGCGGTTGAGCTCATTGAATTTGTCGTTGCCAGATAAATCGAGTTCTTCGAGCAGCTCGTTGATTCGTTGCTGCGGGATTTCTGTTAGAGGTGTGTATTCGATTTTGATTCTGCGCACACCGTTGCGGATATTCGTGACAGCAGCAAAATAAGCTACCTGCTCCTCGCTGGCTCTACCAAAGTCGTCGTTCTCGTTCATGATGAGCGCGGGGTAGGTTTTCAGCATCTCAATGGCATCTTTGTCGAGTTTCTTCAACTGCTCGCGGTTTGTTGGGCACATGCTTTCAGTCAAGGCACGTTTAGGATCCATAGGGACTGATCGGGTGTTCGGATCAAAATCTGGGGTCACGATCAGCTGGTAATAGTCACTACTCAGAGCAACCTGGATGGCAGGCACTCCCACCGCCGCGACAGGTGTCGGCACCACGATCTGAATTGGGGCGTTGACGGTACTTGCGTGAGCAATCTGAACACCGTTTGCCCCGAGCTGATTCAGAACCATCGCATTGGGTGGCGACGATGGTTCTGCTGGGACGATTTGTCCGTCTGACATCACATCCCCCTGCCAATGTTGAGGGTGCCGACTGAACCAATCTGCTGACTATTCGCCCCGTATTGGTTGAACACTACGTGCGGTGTTAGTACTCGATTCTGTGCGAAATCAGTATCGGCTGAGGCTTCACTGCGGTCACTAGCCTGGTGATCGTCGTCGAGTATCTCGGCTTCGATAATCTCGTCAGCTTCCAGAGGTTTAGGTGGTGTCGTTTCCTCGGGTTCATTGTCGTAGCGGCTGATCACAGGTGTCCAATTCCCGTCGAGGTTGAATGCTTGCATATCGAATTTACGTACAGCGTTTGGTGAGGATGCGGGTAGGTGCCATTTGTCAAACGTGCTTTTGCCTGCTGTGTTGCGCACAGTCGGATTCGATACGTATTTCCACACTCCGAGGATGAGGGATTCGAGGCATATTTCCTTGGCGTCTCCAAGCTGGGTTTTGGTGAGGTGCGATCCGCTAGGCAGGAGGGCGACTTCCTGATTGGTAGTGATCGTGGTGTCGCGGTTGATGACCGTTCCAAGCATCTGCACGAGGCGAAGCCCCTTGGAATCTACGTCGATGAAGCGGTCAACGAAATCACGGGTATTTTCCAAAGCCGTGGGGAGATCATTTTCAATTAGTTTGTCGAAGTCATAATAAAAGCTTTGTCCACCCACTGGCATGTAGGTTTTGTCCCCATCTTTTTTACAGTTGCGTAGCTCGCTGGTCTGCTGCCTAAAGGATTCACCAGCTGAAGGTGTTTGGAAATGGGGCTGCACGATGCGGATAAGCCCAGCAAGGATTTCTGGATTACTGAGTCCGTCGGATTTTCCGGCAAGCGTGTCGCGAGCCTTCGCTCGGGGAGGAAGTGCTTGTTGGAGCAGCACGAAAAAAGTGCCCGCTGTCAGGCGATCCTTGCTTTCCTGCCCTGACATGATCCTCGATTCCGAAATTACAAACCCTACGAACCCTATGAACCTCGGGAACTCTGGCGTCCGAACCTTGCGAACTCCACGTTAGAAAGTGGAGATGCAAGAAGCGACTCCACCGCATCGGTACCGAGCGAGTGGACTGGTTCCCATCAATTCCTAGGAAATCAGTCTACTTCCTTATTGGTCTCGACGCAGTGGCGACGCGGCTCGTGTCTCCGGCCAGGCTCTGATCAAGCCTGTCCTCCAGTTGTCAACTGGGAGACGCGTTCGAGACGCACCTGGCGGGCAGCCCCTCAGCGGGCTGTCCGCCCCTTTCGTCTCAGCCGTGATCCTCCAGTAGCCAACACCAGTTCTCGAACGGGTCTCCCTTCACCGAAGGGACACCCCGATGGCTACCGAGCCGAAAACAATCACTATCGCGCTCAAACACGAGCGCACTGAGGAGATCAGTGAACGCTATCCCACCACCACCGCCACCTTTGTCATCACGGCCAGCGAAGCACAGGTCATGGTCGAACGCGACCTGCATTTGCGCCGCCAGGAAGCGGACGACAAAGCGAACGTGGAGCTGCACAGCGTCAGCGAGATTGCTGATGAGCTGTCGAAGCAGGACTACAACTGCGCGAAGAAACATCTTCGCCACACCCGCTACCGGTCAGTAACCGCCCGCGATGACGACACCGACGTGTCGATCGTCGAGGTCGCGCCTTCTGGTGAGGGTGATGATCCGGCAGAGGCGTGGGCGACCCGGCTGATGGTGCGTGAAGCGCTCGCCAAGCTCGATGTCGAGGATCGCGTTGTGTTGGTCGGGATTCATATGCGCGGCATGACCCAAACCCAAATCGCGCGCGTATTGGGGGTGTCGCAGCCTGCGGTCGTGAAGCGGCTACGTAAGGCGGAGGCGCGGCTGCGGGAGTTGTTGTCATGAGACGGTTATATTTCACGGCCCCTCGAAGCCTTCCCTATAGCAAGGCCACCCCAGCCAGTTCCGGCACCGGGTCTTGCGTGAGGGAAGGAAGGCTCATGGGCCACCATCTACATTGTGACCTCGCAGGCACCGCGAACCGCGAGAAGGTCGTGGGACTGCGTAAGGTCAGGCTCCGAGAACGCCTCGCCAGGCTCATTCTCGGCGACCCGACAACGGTCACGGTGATCGTTCCGGGCGACAGCGTCGACCAGGTCACCATCACCAACACCAACAACCCTGACGACGACCTTATGGCGCTAGCTCGCGCGGTCGGAGTCACCACGGGTGGTGATCGGGAATGATCGTCACCGAAGCGAACCGCTATATCAGTGCCTTGAACCGGATTGCTGAAGGGGCGGCGATGCTCGCCCAGGCGATCGAAGAATCCGCCTGGGAAAGCTTCGAAGATCACGCAGGCATGCCGGGCGCGCGACCGATCGCAGCTGCCCAGTTGGCTCAGTCAGCACTCGAGGAGGCCGCCGAGGAATACGAAGCGACCCAGCAGCCAGGGAACCGGGTACCCGATCCAGAGCCCGCGAAGGCTGAGGAGCCGGAGTCTGAGCCGGTGTCGCTGGAACAAGTGCGCGCCGTCCTCGCCCGCCTCTCGCAGGCAGGCCACACCGCCAAGGTACGCGAACTGATCCAAATGGCTGGCGCAGCCAAGCTGTCTGAGGTCGATCCAGCCAAATACGGGTGGTTGCTGTCACGGGCGGAGGCGATGACCGATGCCTGACCAACACGCCATGCTTAGTGCTTCTGGTGCGCACCGGTGGCTTTCCTGCCCGCCCTCAGCACGATTGGAGGCCGAGTTACCGGAGTCCTCGTCGGCGGTTGCCGAGCAGGGCACGGTCGCGCACGCGTTGGCGGAGTGGAAGCTACGCCGCGCCCTCCACGACGCACCAACGATCAAGCCGGTCTCGGGCTGGATCGACGCCGAAATGGAGACCCTGACCGACGACTACGTGGCCTTCATCCAAGAACGGCTGCGGGATGTGCGTGCCACGTGCGCTGATCCGACCGTGTTGATCGAGCAACGCCTCGACTTCTCCCACGTCGTGCCGGGCGGTTTTGGGACCGGGGATGCCGTGATTATCGCCGAACCAATACTCCAGATCATCGACCTCAAATACGGCCAGGGGGTCTTGGTCGAGGCCGAACGTAACCCGCAGTTGATGCTCTACGCCCTCGGTGCACTAGAGGCGTTCGGCTCGTTGTATGACATCGACGAAGTGGCGGTGACGATCTACCAACCCGCAGGGCCAACATCTCCACCTGGACGATCCCGGTCACCGACTTGGAGGCATGGGCGGAACAGGTGGTGAAACCAACCGCCGCACTCGCAGCCCGTGGTAACGGCGAGTTTGCTTCTGGTGAGTGGTGCCGATTCTGCAAACTCAACCCAACCTGCCGAGCCAGAGCTGAGGCCAACCTCGCACTGGCGCGGCACGAGTTCGCGCCACCTGCTGAGCTCGACGACGGCGAGATCGCGGCTGTGCTCACGCAGTTGCCGCAGCTGAAGGCTTGGGCGGCGGACGTGGAGGCGTATGCGCTGTCGTTGGCGGTGAATCAGGGCAAGCGGTGGTCGGGTTTCAAGCTCGTTGAAGGCCGCTCGATCCGCAAATACGTCGACGAGGCCGCTGTCGCCGAAGCAGCGCAGGCTGCCGGGGTCACTGATATCTACGAGCGCAGGCTCAAGACCATCACTGCCCTCGAGAAACAGCTCGGCACGAAGCGCTTCACCGAACTGCTCGGTGACCTCGTGGTCAAACCGGCAGGCAAGCCTGCCCTGGTTCCCGAATCCGACAAACGCCCGGCCCTCACCTTGGGGGACGCGGCCAATGAATTCACGCCAATCAAGTAACAACGAAGAAAGAAGGTAAGACAAGCATGTCTACAACCAATCTGACCCGCGTGGTCACCGGCGAGGTCCGCCTCTCCTACGTCAACATTTTCGAAGCCAAGAGTATTCAGGGTGGTAAGCCCAAGTACTCTGTGTCCCTGATCATCCCGAAGTCTGATACCGAGACGATCGGCAAGATCGAGCGAGCCATCGATGCCGCGATCGACGCTGGTATCGGCAAGTTTGGTGGCAAGCGCCCGAACAAGGCCGCGCTCAAGCTCCCGCTGCGCGACGGCGATATCGAAAAGGACGACCAAGCATATGCGAACGCGATGTTCGTCAACGCCAACTCCACCACACCACCCCAGGTCGTCGACGCCAACTTGCAGCCGATCCTCGATGTGAGCGAGGTGTATTCGGGCTGCTACGCCCGCGTCTCCGTCTCCTTCTATGCGTTTAACACGAACGGGAACAAGGGGATCGCTTGCGGGTTGGGCAATATCCAAAAGCTCCGCGACGGCGAACCATTCGGTGGTAACCGCATCTCCGCTGAGGACGACTTCGGAAGCTTCGCTGCCAGCGACGACTTCCTCAACTAGCCGGGAAAGGAAGCGTGATCCTCATGATGTGGGACGTTTTCAACGCCATCACTTTGGCCGTACTGGTGTATGTGGTCATTCCGTTCTGGGGTGCGTGGTTCTTCCACTGGCTCAGAGAGAAGCGCGAGATCCGTAAAGACCGCGAGCGCATCGACCAGCTCATGGCCGATACCGAAGTCCAGCGCGAGCAGTACCGCGCCACTTCTAACCCGTAACCATCAATCTGGCCGGGAGAGCATCCATCACGGTGGGTGTTTTCTCGGCCCTTACCTCTCGTGGAGCCGATACCGTGCGTGAATTGTTCATTGACATCGAGACCTTTAGCCCTGTTAACCTCAGCAAATCCGGGGTTTACCCCTACGCCGAACATCCAGACTTCGACATTCTCTTGTTCGGCTACTCCATCGACGGTGGCCCCGTCCAGGTGGTTGATCTGGCGTCAGGCGAGTCGCTGCCGGGGGAGGTGGTGGAGGCGCTGGTGGATCCGGGCGTGGTGAAGTGGGCGTTCAACGCGGCCTTCGAACGCGTCTGTCTCTCAGCTTGGCTGCACCGCCACCACCCAAAACTGCTGGCTGGCCGGAGGTTTCTGGATCCCGGGCAGTGGCGTTGCACCATGGTGTGGTCGGCCTACCTGGGGCTACCAATGAGCCTCGAACAAGTCGCAACCGTCCTGAACCTTTCTGTGCGTAAAGACACGGCGGGCAGGAAGCTCATCACCCAATTCTGCACTCCCGCGAAGCCTACGGTGTTAAATGGCGGAGCAACTCGGAACCCGCCATCATCGGATCCTGCCGGGTGGGAAGCATTCACCGCATACAACCGCCGCGACGTGGAAGTCGAACTCGCGATCCACGAGCGGCTCGCAGCCTTCCCGATGCCTGAGACCGAATGGGACACCTACGCCGTAGACCAGCAGATCAACGACACGGGAATCTTGCTGGATGGGGTGCTTGTGGATAACGCGGTGGAATGCGACCGCCAACACCGCGCCGCCACCCTCGCTAGAGCCCAAGAGCTCACGGGGTTGGAGAATTCGAATTCGCCGATCCAACTCAAAGAATGGCTCGCCACACACGGCTGCCACATGACCTCACTGACCAAAACCGAAGTCGCCACCGCACTCGACACAGCAACTGGGCCAGTGAAAGAAGCATTAGAACTTCGCAGTGAACTCGCCAAATCCTCAATCAAGAAGTATGAGGCGATGCAACACGTCGCCGGAGCCGACGGCAGAGGTCGGGGTTTCCTCCAGTTCTATGGTGCTGGTCGGACGGGCCGGTTCGCAGGCCGCCTCGTCCAAGTCCAAAACCTGCCCCGCAACTACCTCCCAGACCTGGCCGCGGCCCGTGCGCTCGTGCGGACGGGAAACTTCGAGGCAATTGGGCTGCTGTATCCGTCGGTGCCTGACACGCTGTCCCAGTTGATCCGTACCGCCTTCATCCCCGCGCCGGGGAACCGGTTCGTGGTTGCTGATTTTTCGGCGATCGAAGCCCGAGTGATCGCGTGGCTCGCCGGAGAAACCACCACCCTCAAAGCGTTTGAGGAGGGCAAGGATCTGTACTGCGAGACCGCCAGCCGGATGTTCGGCGTCCCCGTCGACAAGCACGGCGTGAACAGTGAGCTGCGGCAGAAAGGTAAGATCGCAGTTCTCGCGTGTGGTTATCAAGGCGGTGTCGGTGCGCTGAAAGCTATGGGTGCCCTGCAGATGGGGCTAGCTGAGAGCGAGTTGCAGCCATTGGTGGATGCCTGGCGGGCAGCCAACCCCAACATCGTTGACCTCTGGGTGCAGATCAATGCCGCCGCGATCGACACGATCTCTACCCGTCAACCGACTCGTGTCGGGCCGCTGACGTTCTCGGTGGAGTCCGGGATTCTCTTCATTGAGCTGCCGTCCGGGCGCAGGCTCGCCTATGTGAAACCGAGGTTGGGGGAGAACCGCTTCGGTGGCACCTCGATCCTCTACGACGGCACCATGACCGGACGGAAATGGGGCACTCTGGAGACCTATGGCGGGAAGCTCACCGAGAACATCGTCCAGGCCGTCGCCCGAGATCTCCTCACGTTCGGCATGCACCAGGTAAGCCGGGCTGGGCACCGGATCGTGATGCACGTCCACGACGAGATCGTGGTGGAGACCGCTACCGCTAGCGTCGAGGAGATCTGCACGCTCATGGCCACCGCGCCTGACTGGGCGGCCGGGCTGCCGCTAGCGGCAGACGGGTATGAGTGCGAGTTCTATCGTAAAGACTGATGATTGTCTACAGGTAGAAAATTGCTCTTGACTAGGGAAAATGCCTAGTTATCCACAGGTGGAAAGGGGTGAGGGAAAGTGAAACTACATTAGTGTAGTTCGCCAGGTAAAATGAGAGCAAGAACACCGAAGCCCCGAGTCACGGGGTTGCGGGACAGTCGGGGCTGGCGTCTAGTTTGCAGGCTAGTACAACCAACTTTACATCGTCTCGTGCGTAGTGTTCACAATTTGGCGTAAGCCAGATAGGAGGTGCCACACATGGCACGGAAAGTTCATAGAAGCGCGTCGTCGGGACGGTTTGTTAAGGCTGCGACGGCGCGTCGGAATCCGCGTACGACTACCACTGAGAGAGTTGGAACAGGTGGGAGTCGGCAAGTTCATAGGTCAGCGATCACTGGGTGTTTTGTTACGGAGTCAACTGCAAAGCGTCATCCGTCCAACACCATCACGCAGGAGGTGTAGAGATGCGGATCAAGATCGACGAAAAGGCGCTCAAGAAACTGGTCGAACCAGCGTTGCGCGACACGGCAAAAACCTACAACAAGGATTTCGAATCGTTGTCGCGCACGCATCAGGGGCGGCCCGTTGATGAGATCAAGCGCGAGGTAAAGCGCATTTTCGAGAAACATGGCGGTTCGATTGATGACACAGAAGCGGCAGAATACGCACAAATCATCAGCGAAGGAAAACAGGTGAAGTTCGAGGCTTAACAGCCTTTCCGTCATCTAGCGATGCGGGTCGAGAGTTACACGGATTCTCGACCCGCATTATTTGTTCTATCTTGCTCCTCACGCAAGGCGCAGCAGGCTTGCCGCTAGCTGCGGATGGGTATGAGTGCGAGGCTTACCTCGGGGACCGAATTCCCGCTTCATAGCGGGCGATCGCGTCCTCGTGGCGGATCGTCTCGGTTGCTACGATCTGGACCTCGTGGTTCGTGAAGGTCTGGTCAAAAAGCCCCCGTCCACGCAGGCTCGCTTCGTCTGCGGTGGGCGCGTCGATGTAGAAGATCGCCGTCGTCGGAGTCTCATGGGTGGCGTCGTGCCAGTAGTAGAACTCAGAGATGGTGTCCAGGGCTGTTTCCATCTCGTCGTCGGTCAGGTTGGGGCGGGCGATGAAATCAATAATGACGTGCCACATGTCAGTCACGCTTTCTACGACTCTCCCCGAAAGGAAAGATCACAACTCTACCGTGCGCCGATCACGTAGGAAAAGCGTGATCCAAATAGCCGCGCACAAGCGCATACAGCTTTGCTGCGCCGGTGCGGTCGTCTGTACGTAGCCGGTATGACCATTCGAAGATCATCTCGTCGTCCATCAAATCCAGCACTGCCATAACTGTTTCTTCATCCAGGACAGTGATCCTCGAATCATTCGCGCTCAAAGGTCGACGGGGTATGCCCGGCATTCCTCGACCAGTTTGACTGTGGTGGTTATAAATCCGGCCTGCTCGAAGCCCTCCTGGTAGGAAGCCACATACTCTGTCGCATGTCCATCTCGGCTTCCTAGGAAGGAGCCGATCATGGCTGCCAATACTCTCCAGGCATTCACGAATGATGCCTTTGGAACGATCCGCACCGTCGAGCAGGAGGGCAGGGTTTATTTCTGTGGCCGGGACGTCGCCACTGCACTCGGATATGCCAACCCCAACAAGGCTATTCAAGATCACTGCAAGGGGGTTCCGTTTCGTTACCCCCTGGATACCGCTGGTGGTATCCAGCAGGTCAGGTTCATTACCGAGGGTGATCTGTACCGGCTCATCATGTCCTCCAAGCTCCCGGCCGCGCAGCAGTTCGAGGCTTGGGTGGTTGATGAGGTGTTGCCGACGATCCGCCGACATGGCATGTACGCGATCGACGACCTCTTAGCCAACGACGAGTTCTTGGAGCGGGCGATCGTGCAGCTGCGGGCCGAGCGAGCCAAGCGCCTCGCCGCCGAACAAGCCTTGCTGGAGGCAGCACCGAAGGTCTCCTACTACGACATCGTGTTGCACTCAGACTCGCTGCTGACGACGACCGAGATCGCCAAAGACTACGGATTGAGCGCGAAGCGGATGAATCAGATCCTGCATGAGCAGGGGGTGCAGTTTCGCCAGTCCGGCCGCTGGTTCCTCTACGCCAAGTTCGCTGAGCAGGGCTACACGCAGTCCAAAACCCACGAGTACGACGAGGGTAAAACCCGCACGCACATGTATTGGACGCAGAAGGGGCGCCTGTTCGTCTATGACCTGTTGAAAAACCGGCTCGGTCTGCTGCCGGTGATTGAGCGGAACGGTGGTGACGCGCAATGAGCACTACTGCGATTCTGGCTGGCCTGGATGTGGGGTTTTCGCCCCGCAATGTTGAGGGCTACCCCGACCCCACAGCATTCAAAGCACTCAAGCACGTGCGGCGGGCTGAGTATGGCTACCGGCCCTTGGTCTATATCTGCTCGCCCTATCCGGGTGATGTGGAGGCGAATGTGGAGGTGGCGCGGGCGTTCTGCGCCCACGCCGTCGCATCTAACAAGATTCCGTTGGCTCCGCACCTGCACTATCCCCAGTTCATGAACGATAATGACCCGTCTGAGCGGGAGTTGGCGATGTTCTTCAATCGCGTCCTGTTGTCCAAGTGTGAGGCGATCTGGGTATACACCGCTCGGGTGTCGGCGGGGATGCGTGCCGAGATCGAGTGGGCACATCACCTCGACCTCCCCGTGAAGTATTTTTCGGCCGATTTTGAGGAGGTCGCCCTATGACACCGATGACCATGTACACCGCCACCGTCGCAGGCCAGCAGAACAACGCCCACTACCCGAACCGGCACGAGGTTGCCACTGTGGCTGACCTGGAGGCGGTTGCTCGTCTGGATCATGTGGTGGCCGAGTATCAGGGCGGGCGGCGCTCGAGCACGAATTTCCTCTCCTCGGACTGCCTGGTGATGGATGTGGATAATTCCCACACCGAGAGTCCCGATGCGTGGGTCACCCCAGAAGCTCTAGCGGGACTGATGCCTGGCATGGGGTTCATGACTGCCACGTCGCGCAACCACATGCGGGCGAAAGGGGCGCAGTCGGCAAGGCCGCGTTTCCACGTCTACTTCCCAATCACCCCGGTCACGGATGCCGAGACCTATGCGAGCCTGAAGAGACAGCTCGCCGCCCGGTTCGAGTTCTTCGACCCGAACGCTGTGGACGCTGGGCGGTTTATCTACGGTCACCCGGCACCTGGGATCACCAGCCACGATGGCGAGGTCTTGATTGACCAGTGGCTGGCCGATGCCCTCGATGAGCAGTTGTTTACTGAGTGGGATGAGGGCACGCAGGCCATCGAGGAAGGGTCGCGTAACGCCACCTTGTCTAGGTTTGCAGGCAAGCTGTTGATCTGGCTCGGCATGATGCCCGAGGCGCGAGCCTTGTTTGATCGCAAAGCCGCCAGGTGCCACCCGCCACTACCCGAGACGGAGGTGGAAGCGATCTGGCGCTCGGCCACCCGGTTCGCCAAGGGGGTCGAGTCCGAGCCGGGCTATCTGACACCCGATGAATACGAGGCGAGCCTGGAGTCGGTACGTCCGGGAGACTACAGTGACGTCGGCCAAGCCCAAGCCCTGAAAACTGCCTACCCGGATACGTTGCGGTATTCGGAGGCCACCGATTGGCTGGTGTACTACGCAGGGGTTTGGTACGAGTCCGCGCCCGCCGCCCAGGCCGTTGCCCAGGAACTGACTGAGCGTCAACTCGCTGAGGCACACGCCCTGCTCGAGGACGCGAAAGACCAGATGGCCGCAACCGGTACGGACATGGTGCTCGCCTCCATGTCCAAAACCAAAGCCCAAGGCATGTTCACCCAAGCCCAGCGGGACGCGTTCGCGGCATTTGAGGACGCTCGTGTGTATGCGGCGTATGCGCTCAAACGCAGGGAGTCGCGGTCGATCACGAACTGCCTGCGCGAGGCCCGCCCCATGCTGCTCACCAGCCCCGAACAGCTTGACGCAGACCCGTATTCGCTCAACACCCCGTCCGGCACCTACGACCTACGCATCGGCCAAGGAAGTCGGCGTGAGCACGACCCACGCGATCTGGTCACGAAACAAACCAGCCTCGACCCCAGCAGTGAGGGTGCCGAGATCTGGGCCGAGGCGTTGGAGGTGTTCTTTCAGGGCGATTCCGAGCTGATCGACTATGTACAGCGGATTGTGGGGTTGGCGGCGATCGGGCAAGTGTTCGTCGAAGCCCTCGTCATCGCCTACGGCGACGGACGTAACGGCAAATCCACCTTCTGGAACACCATCGCCCGCGTGCTCGGCACCTACGCGGGCAATATGAGTGCCGATGTGCTCACTGTCGGTGGGATGCGCAACGTCAAACCCGAACTAGCAGAGGCCAAAGGCAAACGCCTCATCATTTCCGCCGAGTCCGAAGAGGGCGTGCGCATGTCAACCTCCGTAGTCAAGCAGCTGGCCTCCACGGACCAGACCTATGCGGAGAAGAAGTACAAGGCACCGTTTGCCTTCACCCCCTCCCACACGCTCATCCTCTACACGAACCATCTGCCCAGGGTGAGGGCGATGGATGCAGGCATCTGGCGCAGGCTCATCGTCATCCCCTTCGAAGCCAAAATCGACGGAACCTCCGACATCAAAAACTACGCCGACCACCTCTACCGCAAGGCTGGCGGGGCGATCCTGGCCTGGATTATGGAGGGCGCGCGCCTCATCCACGCCGAGAACTACCACCTCACACCACCTGCACGGGTGGTGGAGGCATCAGCGGCGTACCGGGAAGAGAACAACTGGTTCGCCCAGTTCCTCGACGCCCACTGCGACATCGACCCGGGACTGTCGGAACGGGCCGGGGACTTGTACCAGACCTACCGGGCGTGGGCGATGAACACATCCGGGTGGGCGCGTCCCATGGTTGATTTCAACGCCACCGTCGAACACCACGGCTTCATCCGCAAGAAGTCCATGCACGGCATGTTCGTCCACGGCCTAGCCCTGAAAAACGAGTTCGACATCTGACGATTGGCTCTTATGACGACCTATGATGACCCATATGTAAGTTTCCTATAGGCAAGAAAAATAAGGCCTATAGAAAAGTCCATATCGCATCGTCATAGGTCGTCATGGAGCCTCCCAGAGAGGACCATCCATGAACGAACACCACATCGAACAAGCCCTGAAACACGGCGTTGAGGCGGCTGGCGGGATCTGCTGGAAACTCGTCAGCCCCGGCACCAACGGTGTCCCAGACCGCATCTGCATCATGCGTGGACGCGTCGTCTTCGTCGAACTCAAAGCACCCGGACGCCAACCCCGCCCCATCCAAGCGCGCCGCATAAGGCAGCTCCGTGACCGCGGCATGAGCGTGCTCGTCGTCGATTCGACCGACGGCATTAGGGAGGTGCTCGATGCACTATCAGCCGCATAACTACCAGCATCAAGCCACCTCTTTTATCGAGACCCACCCGCAGGCTGCGATCCTGCTCGGGATGGGACTCGGCAAGACCGTGATCACCCTGACCGCGATCTGGAACCTCCTCCTGGACTCTTTTCAGGTGCGGCGAGTGTTGATCATCGCCCCACTACGCGTCGCCCGAGACACCTGGCCCACGGAGGCCCAGAAGTGGGATCATCTGGACGGTCTCACCGTGGCTATCGCCGTCGGCACAAAGCAGGATCGGCTGGACGCGCTCGCCAGGAATGCGATGGTGACGGTCATCAACCGGGAGAACGTGCCCTGGCTGGTCAAACAGCTGGGCTCGGCGTGGCCGTTCGACATGGTCGTCATCGACGAGCTCTCTAGCTTCAAGAATCATCGGGCGCAGCGCTTCAAGGCGCTTACCACAGTCCGCCCGAGCATTACACGGATCGTGGGCCTGACTGGCACGCCCGCGAGCAACGGTTTGATGGATTTGTGGGCGCAGTTCCGACTCATCGACGAAGGTGAACGCCTAGGGAGGTTCATCACCCACTTCCGCAACCGCTGGTTCACCCCCGACAAACGCAACGGCATGCAGGTCTTCACTTACAAACCCCGCGCGGGTGCTGAGGACGAGATCTACGACGCGATCGGTGACATCACGTTGTCGATGCGCACCACCGACCACCTCCAGTTGCCCGAACTCACCGTTACCACTCAGTCAGTAACGTTGGATGGCAGGGAGCGGGAGGTGTATGAGCGGTTGCGGGACGATATGGTGCTCGACCTCGACGGGCAGATCGTCGACGCGGCGAACGCCGCCGCGCTCTCGGGCAAGCTCTTGCAGCTCGCCTCGGGCGCGATCTACGACGAACACGGCAATGTGATCGAGGTGCATGGCCGGAAGCTCGACGCGCTGGAAGACCTCGTGGAGGCGGCCAACGGTCAGCCACTGCTGGTGGCGTACTGGTTCAAACACGACCTGCAACGGATCCGGCAGCGCTTTCCAGAGGCTCGGGCGCTCAAGACCAGCAGCGACATCGAGGCGTGGAATGCGCGCCAGATCCCGCTTGCATTGATTCACCCGGCGTCTGCCGGGCATGGCCTGAACTTGCAGGCAGGTGGCAACCTGCTCGTCTGGTTCTCACTCACCTGGAGCCTCGAGCTTTACCAACAAACGAATGCGCGGCTGTATCGGCAAGGTCAATCCGAGCCGGTGATGATCACCCATCTCGCTACTACCGGCACCCTCGACGACGCCGCCCTATCAGCCTTGGAGTCGAAAGATCTGACGCAGGCCGCGCTGATCGATGCGGTCACCACTGAGCTACAACCAGCAAAGGAGCACATCGAATGCATGTCATGACCCGATACTTAGACACCCGCAAGGCCGCGATCGCCGCCCTGCAGGATTACCCACTCATGGAGCACGCCGCAGGAGACACCAGCCACGTGGCGGATCAGCTTCGGGAGGATCTCGTCCACCCGGCGTCACCCAGGTTGGATGGCCTGCCGCGCTATGTGAACCCGCACGGTAACGAAAACAGGATTGCTGCGACGTTGGACAAGATCGACCTGCTCGCCGAACGGCAACGCCAAGCCCGCGAATACCTCGACTGGTTCCTCCCAGCCTGGGGACTCCTGTCGGAGGATGACAGGTTTGTGCTCGAGGCGTTCTTCCTCGGCGACGGCTCACAGGAGGATGCGGTGAACCTGGTGTGCGACCACTTCTACGTCGAACGCTCCACCGCGCACCAGAAGAAGTCGCGGGCGTTGGGGCGGTTGGCGACGGCGTTGTATGGGCCGAGTGGTTTGTGAACCCACCCGATAAAAGGTGTCGGCAAACGCGGATGATTTCCGACGATCAGCCCCGTAACGTAGTAAGCGGTTGACGACTAGGCCAAGACCCCCAGACGCATTCGGTAGCCCGTCTGGGGGTCACGCCGTATTTACGGGAAGGTTGGTGGGTGTGGTGCCGAAGAAACCTAAACGTCCCTGCTCCCATCCCGGCTGCCCGCAGCTCACCGACCACCGTTTCTGCGAGTCCCACGCCAAAACTGAGGACGCGCGGTACCGGAGGTTCCAGCGGGATCCGAAGATTAACAAGCGCTATGACCATCGTTGGCGCAAAATCCGCAACGCCTACATCCAAGCCCACCCGTTGTGCGAACACTGCCAGAAGAACGGACGAATCACGCCAGCCCAAGAAGTCGACCACATCATCCCGCTAGAACACGGCGGCACCCACGACGAGGCAAACCTGCAAGCGCTGTGTAAGCCGTGCCACTCGTCCAAGACCGCCCGCGAAGACGAACGCTGGCGAAAAGACGGAACTGTTTATGCGTATGCAGTTACTGAACGAGGTGCATCTTCATGACTGTCTCGGCTCTTGGTGTGGCATTGGGACAAGCGTAAATCGCATCTCGGAGCCCGTAGTCGATCACTTCCTCGTTATCGAACGTTAGGTTCAGATGTTTTGCATATTCGGCGGTTTGTGGGCACATCGAGGCTGAAGATACGCTTGGAGATTCGAAATAAAGATGTATTGAGAATCCATCAGGGAGAACCCACGGCAACTCTCCCTCTGACTGGGTCTCGGCAAAAATAGGCGACATTAGCTGACCAGAATTATCGAGAAGTGCGCTCTTCGGAGCGTGGCGAACCACGCAGTCGGCACCGGTTGAGTTTTCTGCTGAAAAGTGAGTACGGACGATATCGCTTTCATTGCCGTCACCGGAGTGAGATGGCTCTTGTCCATCGATCTTCAGATTTAGTTCCTGCCAATTGCAGTCGGGTATACCTTCCAGTGGCCTTCCCTGGTAATCCACAGAGGGTTCCGGTGTTGTGGGGGAGGTAGGTGAGGTTGTTGGCGACGGCGAAGTGGCCGGGCTTGATGTCTGAGCAGTCGGAGCGTTCGTGACAGGGGATGTGGGCGAACCGGTGGAGTCTGTACAGCCTGCTAAGAGTAGGCAGGCCGCTATGAGGGAAAGTGCTCTACGCATGATCCTTACCTTTCGCTCGTATTGGATCCTTTGTCCAAGCTTACGCTCGCGAGCATGCCGTTGGGGTGTGTTCAGCTTTGAGTTTGCGCGAGAAAGTCTCGCGTTAAAAGAAAGAAAATAGGAGGAGCCTCATGGCTTTACTAGGAATCGATATCTCTCACCATCAAGGCAACATAGACGTGGCCTCCTTGGACGTTGATTTCGTCATCATGAAAGCAACAGAGGGTTGGGGATACAGGGATCCGAAAGTTGACTCGTACTACTCTCAGGCTCGTCGAGCCGGGAAGTTGACCGGCTTGTACCATTACGCGCGTAATGCTAGCCCTGCGAATAAACCGAAGGAAGAAGCTGCATACTTCGTACAGCAAGTTCGTGAGTGGGTTGGTGAGAGCATTCTCGTTCTTGACTGGGAAGACGGCTCCGCAGTCCGTGACGTTGCCTGGGCGAAGGCGTGGCTTGATGAGGTTACGCGTCTTACTGGTGTTCGACCACTCATTTATACTTCCGCCTCTGTCGTCAGGTCGTATGATTGGTCAAGTGTGGCTCAGGACTATGGTCTTTGGCTGGCGGGATATCCGGGTAATCTGGGAACGAGTTTGCGCTACGTGGAGTGCCCTTATGACATTCCTAGCTATTGGACACTAGCGTTGTGGCAGTACACCAGTTCTGGTCGTATCCCCGGTTATAGTGGCAATCTTGATCTCAACGTTGCCTACATGAATGCTGAGGCATGGAAGCGATACGCAACGGGGAAGGGTACAGGAGGGTTAACACCCAGCCCGCAACCTGAACCGGACAATTACGCCCACATTCGTCAAGCTGCTGTTGCCAAAGCGCGCTCGCTGGTCGGAAGTACTGCCTATTCGGGAATGTGCGAGAAATTCGTGCGCACCTGCTATGGTTTCAGCGCACGGTACGGGTCAGCCAATGAAGCATGGCAGGCTGCGGGCGGTAAGCATCACGGAGATATGAATCCGCCAGCTGGTGTTCCTGTGTTTTGGGATCTAGTGGGCGGCCCGAATGATCCCTACGATCATATTGCTATCTCGATTGGTGGCGGTAAGGTTATATCCACTTCACCGCGTGGGTCAGGAACGCCAATTGGGGTTATCTCGATCGCTGAGTACACTGATCGTTTTGCTCGTTACCGTGGTTGGGCAGAGGTCTACCATGATACTCGGCTGTGGCCTGCTAATGGCAAGGCTCCTGCGCCTGAACCAGATCCGAAGCCAGCTCCCGGAGGATCGGTAACTGGAGTTGATGTGCGTACAGTTCAACGACAACTGGCCGCTGCAGGTTATTACGCTGGTGCCATCGACGGGCAGGTAGGACCGATGACCAGTGCTGCGATCTTGGCTTACCAGAAGGGTCAGCGTTACTTTCCCAATCTGTTGCGTGATGGGAATTGGGGGCCGCTAACGCAGCGTCACTACCAGTGGGTCAAGCAGCTCCAAGAAGCAGTGAATTTGTGGAAGACGGCGTCTCGTATGGGGAAGGTAGCAGTAGATGGCGACTATGGTGCTTATACGCAAAAACTTGTCCGTCAAACTATCGCCGACAACTTCTCCGGCGCGTATGCACAAGCCGTACGAGCCCTCTACGGTCGAAATGCCAAGCCAGTTAATGATGGTCAGCCTGGCCCGGCATTCTGCCACATGATTGGAATCCCCACTCACCCTGCTCTCTAAAAAATAGCAATCAGCAGGGGTGAGGTGAGACCCGCCTGGCTCTTACCTCACCCCTGGGGGTGTTGAGATCTCTATGAAGGTTCCGTTTCTCAGCGGGCGGGGCCAACCGCGCACAAAGCTTCCGATTCAAACGGGGTATTGACCCCGGCAGGAAAACGATCCAGAACCAGTTCTGGAGGTTGGCTGAGGGATCTCAGAGAAGATGTAGAAAATCGTGCCGGATCGTGAACATTGGCTCGTCCCAGTCAAAGCCAGTTATACGAAGATGCGTATCGAGAAGATTCGATACGTGCAACCGAGCTTTCTGCTCGGCATCTTGGCTCAGGCTGTTTTCTCCCGAGGGGAGAGAGCCCAATGTTTCACGGAAATCATTCCACCATCGAGGAAAATTACCTTGGGTATTTGAGTATCGCAATTTGCTTAAATCTAGTGGTCGCTTCTTACCGGAATATCTCTCGTAGGCTGCGCAGTAGGCCAGTTGTTTGAGAGCTATCAGCATCTGGGAGCCAACATCGAATACCAATTTTCCGACATCTAGGTGTTCCTGGTATTCAGTCACGACGCGAATGAGGGAATCTTCTAGCCAAATAACGCTTTCGGAAGGGTCCCAGTCGGCTTCTTCGGGGTTGATACGATGCAGTGAGCCAAGTTCTGCTCGATATTCGTCGATAATTGCTGCAGCTGATGAGATGAGATTTGCGGCTTTCCAGCTATCGCCTATAGGCGGAGCACCAGATTCACCACGTTGGTACATGGAGACGTGGTTCATCTCGTGAGCGATGGTACGTAAGAATACGACAGCAGAGTCGGGATTTGTTTCGTAATCAAGCGCAAGCTCGAATATGTCTGCGTGAAGAAGAATTGTCATGGTGTCGCCATCTTGAATCGTCTTCCCACCGACGACGCCAGTGCCCCGCATAAGATCGTAGGACTTCGCCGCTTCGGTGTCGCCCAACCTTGATTTTGTTGATTCCACAAAGTCACCGGTAATCACAAGGTTTGTTTTGCTCGGATTATCAGCTATCTCGGTGGCCAGATTGATGCAGATCAGCAAAAACTCTGGGAGCGGTGATGAGCTGCTAATGAATTCAGCCAGTTCTGGTTTGATCAACTCAAAATAAACATTTACAAGATTGGTTTCAGACGGGGGCATGGGTGTATTTCTCTTAGGTACGCAACGATGGGGTATCGCACGAGAGCAGTATGCCCTGTCTGCGATGCATCCTTTTTCAACGTATCAAGAGTTCCGGCATCTCCGCTATAGCTCCCGGCTCCCTATTCGGCCGCAAAAACAAGCGCAAAAGAGGAAACGATGGCTAAAAACGGCACGAACCGGGGCGGTCGCCGCGTCCGGGCTGGCGCGAAACCCGACCCATTGAACGAGAAGCTCGCCGCAGGACGCCCTGCCACGAGGCTGGCCGCGCCGCCTGATTTTGATGTGTTTGATCTGGATGGGACCGACATCGGTGAGGGTGCGGTGCTGGCGGGTGAGCCGATGCCCGAACCCGGCGACTATTTGAGCGCTGAGCAGCGCGACGGCAAACCTCTCGGTGCAGACCTGGTGTATCGAGAAACCTGGGAGTGGCTGGATGCGCGCGGCTGCACCGAGTTCGTCTCGAAGCGCCTAATTGAGCTGTATGCGCAGGCGTTCGCACGCTATGTGCAGTGCGAGCAGGCAATTTCCAAGTTCGGCCTGCTCGGCAAGCACCCCACCACTGGCGCGGCTATCGCGTCCCCTTTCGTGGCAATGTCGCAGTCGTTTGGTAAGCAGGCGAATGTGTACTGGTACGAGATTTTCGACATCGTGCGCGCCACCTGCACCACCGACTATTCCGGCACCACACCCGGCGACGAGGTCATGGAGCAACTGCTCAAAGCCCGCTCCTAGCCGCTCGCCACATCTTCCTCATTGACCCGTCCACACAGGTGGCGGGTCTTTTCTTTGCTTGCGTTCCCGTGAAAGGAGCACTTGTGTCTGTAGTTCGAACTGCTGAATCTGTGTGTGTTGGTCATCCTGACAAGCTCTGTGACCTGATTGCCGACACGATCCTGGACGACATTCTCACGGTCGACGTGAAGGCTCGGGTGGCAGTGGAGGTGGTGGCTACAGGTTGCCGGATTATCGTGACCGGCGAGATCACCACCATGATCGCTCGGCCACGGCTTCGCGCTTCGGCGCGTTCGGCGTTGCGGCGGGCGGGTTATGACCCGAACCGGTTCGGCGTGTTTGTGTGGGTGCGTTCCCAGTCGCCGGACATCAGTGTGGGCGTGACCACCTCGCTGGAAGCCCGCACTGGCAACACTGCGGAAAGCGCCGTGCTGGGTGCAGGTGATCAGGGCACCGTTTACGGCTATGCCACTAACGAGACTCCTGAGCGTTTGCCGCTGTCTCTTGTGCTCGCGCATGACATTTGCCGCCGGATCGATACTGCCCGCACCCAGGGCACGATCGCGGGCATCCATTCGGATGGCAAGGCGCAGGTCAGCGTGATCTATGACGAGATCGGTATCCCGGTTGGGATCGACACCGTGGTTGTCTCGGTTCAACACGACGAAGACAAGCCGCTGGACGTGCTCGACCGTGAGATCCGCGCGCTGGTTGTGGCTCCGGCGATCGCGGAGTACCTGCCTGGTTCAGCACCTACCCACATCTTGGTGAATCCATCCGGGCGGTTCGTCACGGGCGGCCCGGCTGCTGACACCGGGCTGACGGGCAGAAAGCTCATGGTCGACACCTACGGCGGCCTTGGCCCGCATGGTGGCGGCGCGTTCTCCGGTAAAGACCCTTCGAAGGTTGATCGTACGGGCGCGTATATGGCGCGGCTAATCGCGAAAACGATCGTCGACACGGGACTGGCTGAGGAATGTCACGTGAGCATTTCCTATGCGATTGGGAAGGCTGATCCGGTCGCGTTCCACGTGGACACGTTCGGGTCTGGCCAGCACCCCGACTGGCTGCTCACCAACGCCGCCCGCGCGGTGTTCTCGCTCCGCCCAGCGGCGATGATCGACGCGCTCGGACTGCGAGCCCCGGTCTTCGCGGGTCTGGCGACGTATGGACATATGGGCCGTGCTGACTGTCCGTGGGAGAACACCGAACCATTCATCAACAAGCTCATCCAGGAGGTGAGGGTTCGTGCTGATCAAGCAGTTATCCATTGGTGATTTGAAGCCTGCGGACTACAACCCGCGCAAGGATCTTCAGCCCGGCGACCCCGAGTACGACAAGCTCAAGCGCTCCCTGACCGAGTTTGGGTATGTCGAGCCGGTCATCTACAACCAGGTCACTGGCCGCGTCGTCGGTGGCCACCAGCGCCTGAAAGTGCTCGCAGACCTCGGCCACACCGAGGTGGACTGCGTCGTGGTCGAGCTTGATGAGACCCGCGAGAAGGCGCTGAATGTGGCGTTGAACAAGATCAGCGGCGACTGGGACGAGGACAAACTCGCCCTGCTCATAGCCGACCTGGACGCGTCCGATTTTGATGTGGAGCTCACCGGTTTCGACGATGCCGAAATCCAAGCCATGATCGGCTCCCTCGACGACGGCGACATCGAAGACGACGATTTCGACCTGACCGCCGCCCTCGAAGCCGCGTCTTTCGTGGAGCGTGGAGACATCTGGACCGTTGGGCGGCATCGGCTGGTGTGCGGAGACGCCACAAACCCCGACGATGTTGCAACGTTGATGGATGGTAAGAGTGCCAACCTGGTGCTCACTGACCCACCCTACAATGTCGCCTTCGAATCAGCAGGCGGCCTGAAAATCAAGAATGACGCGATGAACAATGACGCCTTCTTTGAGTTCCTTCTCGCCGCGTTCACCAACATGAACGCAGTGGTAGAGAAGGGCGGGTCGGCGTATGTGTTCCACGCCGACACCGAAGGCCTGAACTTCCGCAAAGCATTCACAGAAGCGGGCTTCAAGCTCTCCGGCTGTTGTATCTGGGTGAAGGACTCGTTGGTGCTCGGCAGGTCGCCGTATCAGTGGCAGCACGAGCCGGTGTTGTTCGGGTGGAAGCAGGGCGGTAAGCACAAGTGGTTCGCTGACCGGAAGCAAACCACCATCTGGCGATTTGCCAAGCCGCGCCGTAACGCAGACCACCCAACCAGCAAGCCGTTGGATTTGTTGGCCTACCCGATCCGTAACTCCACCCAGGCCAATGCGATCGTGCTCGACTTGTTCGCAGGCTCCGGCTCCACGTTGATGGCAGCCGAAGAAACCGACCGCATCTGCTACTGCATGGAGCTGGATGAAAAGTACGCCTCCGTGATCTTGCGTCGCTATGCCGAAGCTACGGGTGATGCCGCTGGGATCACCTGCCAGCGCGACGGCGAGCAGCTGGCGTATCTGAATGTGGTGAAAGACGTCGACCGTGCCAGCGACTAAACCTCTCGAAATTGGTGATTGATGAGGGCAAATACCGCTGGATAAGCGTTCAAACGTATGGCTGTATGTACATGACCAAACCGCACCCCAAGCCCTTGGGGAATCGAGCGAAAGGACTGGTCATGAGCGAACTCTATCTGGAAATCACTGAACTCATCGAAGCAGGAATCAACGTCCACAACACCCACGACACCCTCCGCGAGGCGAGGGCGCGCGGCTATCGGCTGGTCGCCCGCGTGATCGAGCACAACCCGAACAGTTTCCTCAAGTTCGTAGCCTCGTGGTTCGACGAGGAGGTGGCAGCATGACCGCCATCGAGTTCGAACCGCACAAGCTGGGCAGGAAGAGGCTCGCCGAGTCGATTGCCGACCACCTTGGCGTGGATGTGACCTATGCGGGCACGCCCACGTTTGCCTACCTGATCGGCCAGGCCACCCTCGACCGGGACTGGACCCTTCACCTTCCAGACGGCACTGATGCTGAGGCTGTCGTAGAGGCTGCCCGGCGTGCGGGCTTCACGGCGGCAGACGCGCACGAGGTCGGGTTGACGGTGACGATGCCCACCACCGGCTGGACTGAGCGCACACGAGCCAACCTCGAAGCCCTGCTGGCCTCCAAAGGCGCGTTGATCGCCCGCGCCTTGGACATTCCGGCCACCACGATCGAATTCACAGGCGATGTGGTGGCCTTCCCGTGGTTCACGACCATGCCGAGCCAGGACGTCTGCGAAGCCGTCATCCAGTTGATTGTCACCCTGTGTGAGCGGGCAGAGACCGCTACGCGGACGAGTAGTAAGCCGCCGAAGCCGGGCAATGATAAGTACACGATGCGCTGCTTCCTGCTCGTCCTGGGGTTCATCGGCCCCGAATACAAGAAACTCCGCCGAATCCTGCTCGCAGGCCTTGACGGGGACGCTGCCTGGCGCACACCCAAACCAGCGAAAAACCTGGCCACAACTGGGCGGAGAAAATCTTGAAAAATAGTGGCTGACTAGGGCAAATACGGCTGGATATATGCCGACACCTATGGCTGTATATACATACCGAAACAACAACGGGAAAGACAAAGGACAAGCAGCCGTGAACAGCCAGATCAAGACCATCAAGCAGATCGCTAAAGAGCACAAGGTGTTGGGGCACGCGATGAGCTTCGGCGACTGGGTGATCGCCACCAACCGGATCTGGAACGACGAGCGCGCCGCCTACGATCATTTCGCCACCCTCTACAAGCGCACCGACACCGACCACGCGATCCACATGACCGACTCCGACGAAGCCTTCACCGACGAAGGCCACGCCACCGCCTGGGCCATCGGCATGGCCACCACTTACGACGACGACCAAGCCAGCCGCTAAACCCCGAACCTGGGCCACCACAACCGGAGTCCCGAGGACATCGCCCTGGTTGTGGCACGCGGCAAGCAGGCAGCGCCGGTGCGTCAATGGGCGAGCCGCCAGCCAAGAGATGTACATCTCTGGTTTTGCCTTAAGAATTAGCCGATTACGACTGGATATGGTGGCGGGTCTATGGCTGTATGTACATACGCAAACAACCACAGCGACAAGGGGAAACAGCCATGACAATGACGATGAGCCGCGAGGACCTCAACCAGCTTCTAACCGAAATCACCAACGAGCGTTTCGACTACATTCCCACCCTCGAACAGCGGCTCTCCGACGAGCTCGACTTTCACGAGGTCAGCGTGTGGGGCCTGCGCCAGATCCTGACCCAAGCTTTCGAAGCAGGCCTGAAAGCCGGACACAACGGCATCACCACCATCACCGACTAGACCCAGCCCGCCCCCGACCATACCGGCCGGGGCCGTGCTCTCACCAACGTTCAGCCCCACAATCTGGGGCTTTTCTTATAATCCAGGAAGGAGCACGCCCGTCATGGCCGCCAGTTACACGCCGACCCGGTTCATGGCTGACGGCTCCACCTATGACAAGCGTAAGGCTGATTTCGCGGTCGCGTTCATCCAAGCGCTGCGCCATACGAAGGGCCGCTGGGCAGGTCAACCCTTCCACCTGCTGGGTTGGCAGGAGACGATTGTGCGGGACTTGTTTGGCACGATCAAGCCCGACGGGTATCGGCAGTTCACCACTGCCTACGTCGAAATCCCCAAGAAACAAGGCAAGTCCGAGCTCGCCGCTGCGGTGGCCCTGTTGTTGACGTGTGGGGATGGTGAGCAGGCCGCCGAGGTGTACGGGTGTGCGGCTGACCGGCAGCAAGCCAGCATTGTGTTCGAAGTCGCCGCCGACATGGTGCGCCAATCACCAGCCCTCTCAAAACGCGTGAAGATCCTCTCGAGCCAGAAGCGGATTATCTACAAGCCCACCAACTCCTTTTACCAGGTGCTTTCGGCGGAGGCGTATTCGAAGCACGGGCTCAACATCTCCGGGGTGGTGTTCGACGAGCTCCACACGCAACCCAACCGGGCGCTGTTTGATGTCATGACCAAGGGTTCGGGTGATGCGCGTACTCAGCCGCTGTATTTCCTGATCACCACCGCCGGAACCGACACGCATTCGATTTGCTATGAGCAGACCAGAAAGCTGAGGATATTCTCGCGGGCAAGAAGCATGATCCGACGTTCTATCCGGTGATCTATGGTGCTGATGCTGATGATGATTGGACGGATGAGGCTGTCTGGGCGAAAGCCAACCCCTCACTCGGGGTGACCGTTCCAATCGACAAGGTACGGGCAGCCTGTAATTCGGCTCGGCAGAATCCGGCTGAGGAGAACACGTTTAGGCAGCTGCGGCTCAATCAGTGGGTGAAACAGTCGGTGCGGTGGATGCCGATGCATGTGTGGAACAAGAACAACGACTCGGTTGATCTTGCGGAGTTGGAGGGGCGTCCGTGTTGCGGCGGGCTCGATCTGGCCTCCACAACGGATATCACGGCGTTCGTGCTCGTGTTCCCGCCCTACGGATCGGATGAGAAGTACCGTGTCGTGCCGTGGTTCTGGATCCCCGAAGACAACCTTTCGCTACGCGTGGCCCGGGATCACGTGCCCTACGACCTGTGGCACACCCAAGGCTTCCTAGAAACCACGGAGGGCAACGTCGTCCACTACGCACACATCGAACACCACATCGAACAGCTCGGCACCCGCTTCAATATCAGGGAAATTGCATTCGACCGCTGGGGTGCCGTCCAAATGAGCCAAAACCTCGAAGGTATGGGCTTCACCTTCGTCCCGTTCGGCCAAGGCTTCAAAGACATGAGCCCACCAAGCAAAGAACTCATGAAGCTCGCATTGGAGGGCAGGTTGGCCCATGGCGGCCACCCGGTGCTTTCGTGGATGGTGGATAACATTCACGTCCGCACCGACCCCGCCGGGAACATCAAACCCGACAAGCAGAAATCCACCGAGAAAATCGACGGCGTGGTCGCCACCATCATGGCCCTCGACCGCGCCATCAGGGGCGGCAGCGCAAATGTGGGCGCATCGGTGTACGACTCGCGGGGACTACTCGTGTTGTGAGTTGAGGGTGTCTGTGAGCCAGGCTGAAACCTCAGCGCGAAGCTCGTCGTCAGTCGGCAGTGGTGCGCAGAACACCAACTTCAGCGTTGCTATGAAACTGGTGAATCTGGTATCGGCGACGGCGAACGTCGTCGAGGAATATCCGCTGGGGAAATCCTCGCTGGGGCACGTCAGCCAATCAACGCGGCGTGTTCGAGGCGTGACGACAACGCGAAACCGGTGGCCGTCTACCTCGACGTTGACACTTCTACGTCGCGATATTCCCACGCAATCCATTCTCGCACTGAAAGGAGTACGAATGGGATTCCTTGATTGGCTGCGCGGTACAACCCGCCAAGCCACGAACCACCAGCTTTCTGGCCAGTATTCGTTCCTGTTCGGCCCCACCACAGCCGGGCGAACGGTCACCGAACGTTCGGCGATGCAGATGACCGCCGTCTACTCCTGCGTGCGCATCCTCGCCGAGGCGATCGCGGGCCTGCCGTTGCACGTCTACCGCACCGGCCCGGACGGATCGAAAATCAAGGCCACCGATCATGGCCTGTACCGGTTGCTGCATGATGAGCCGAATCCGGAGATGACGAGCTTCGTGTTCCGCGAAACGTTGATGACCCATCTGTTGTTGTGGGGTAACGCCTACGCCCAAGTTCTGCGCAACGGTCGTGATGAGGTGATCGGGCTGTATCCTTTGATGCCTAACCGCATGAGCGTCGGCAGGGACGAGGCAGGCCGCCTGTATTACGAGTATCAGACGTCTTCGGACGAACCGTATGGTCAGTGGGAGCGTGTCCGGCTCACACCAGCCGACGTGCTGCATATTCCCGGCCTCGGGTTCGATGGGCTGGTGGGCTATAGCCCTATTGCGATGGCGAAGAACGCGATAGGCATGGCGATGGCCACCGAAGACTACGGCGCGTCCTTTTTCGCGAACGGTGCCGCGCCTGGTGGGGTGTTAGAGCATCCTGGCACGATCAAAGACCCGTCCCGCGTGCGTGAATCGTGGCAAGCCACCTTTGGTGGTGCACGGAACTCGAACAAGGTAGCGGTGTTGGAGGAGGGCATGAAATACACGCCCATCTCCGTGTCACCTGAGCAGGCGCAGTTTTTGGAGACCAGGAAGTTTCAGATCAACGAGATCGCCCGGATCTTCCGTATTCCGCCGCACATGATCGGCGACCTCGACAAGAGTTCGTTTTCGAATATTGAGCAGCAGAGTCTCGAGTTCGTGAAATACACCCTTGACCCGTGGGTGATCCGCTGGGAGCAAGTCATCACCAAAACCTTGCTCAGCGCACGTGAGAAACCTGGCGTGTTTGTGAAGTTCAACGTCGAAGGGCTCCTGCGCGGCGACTACGTCTCCCGGATGAACGGGTATGCGGTCGCCCGCCAAAACGGGTGGATGTCCGCCAACGACATCCGCACCCTCGAGAACCTCAACCGCATCCCAGAAGACCAGGGCGGCGATCTATATCTCGTGAACGGCAACATGCTCCCGCTTGCCATGGCAGGCGCATACGCCACCACACCGACCAGTGAGGAGACGCCACCAGGTCTGCCGCCGCCGGAAGGCGATCCGTCGCCTGGCGGGCTTGTACCTGACCAACTATTTGAGAGGAGGAGCCGGTGAGACGGTTCTGGAACTGGGAGCCTGCTGCTCCCACAAGTGAAAACCTGGCGGGTAGTGATACCAGCCGGGTTTTACGTATCAACGGGGTGGTTGCCGAAGAGTCCTGGTTTGAGGACGACATCACCCCAGCCCTGTTCGCTAGCGAGCTGAACGCAGGGAGCGGTGATGTGACGGTGTGGATCAATAGCCCGGGTGGGGATGTGGTGGCTGCCGCACAGATCTACAACATGCTCATCGACTACCCAGGCCACGTCCGGGTTTGTATCGACGGGATCGCAGCCTCAGCAGCCTCCGTGATTGCGATGGCCGGTTCCACGGTTGCCATGTCGCCGGTGTCGATGTTGATGATCCACAACCCCGCCACGCTCGCGATCGGGGATGCCGAGGAGCTGGGTCGGGCGATCGACATGCTCGCCGCCGTCAAAGACAGCATCATCAACGCCTACGAGCTGAAGACTGGCATGTCGCGGGCGAAGCTCGCCAAGCTCATGGATCAAGAGACCTGGATGGACGCGCGGGCCGCCATCGCGATGGGGTTCGCTGACGAATACCTCACCCGCAACGCCAAGCCCGCCAACCCCGACGATCCTGACGAGGACGACGATCGCGACGAAGAGTCAGACGTCGACGAGCCGGATGAGGATGGTTTGCCGCCGGGTAAGCCCAAGAAGATCGGCAATATCACCCCGCTACGCGCTTCTGCTGGCGGGGTTGTGTATTCCCGCAAGCTTGCTGAGCAACGTCTCGTTGCTCACCTCACCGATCACCGTCCACCCACCACACCACCTGTGACGCAGCCGTCCACTGCGCCGGTGGGTCGGCGGGTGGTTGACCTGTATGCCGCCCTGACTAATCAAGCCCACTAACCCTCAAAGGAGAACATTTTCATGTCCACGATGACTATTTCTGACCTGCGCACCAAGCGTGCCGAGACCTGGGAGAAGGCGAAGGCCTTCCTCGACGAACGCCGCGACCTTGAGACCGGTTGCCTGTCCGCTGAAGACGACCAGACCTACGCCCGCATGGAAACTGAGATCGACAAGCTCACTAACGAGATTGCTCGGGCTGAGCGTGCTCAGCGCCTGGACGCTGACCTCGCCAGGGCGACGCATGCTCCGCTCACCTCGATGCCTGGCCAAACCGGCGAGACCGAACCGGCGAAGACCGGCCGCGCCACAGCCGCCTATAGCCGGGCGTTTTGGGATGCGATGCGCCTGAACGCCTCACCACTCGAGGTTCGCAACGCCCTGTCTGAGGGCGTGGATACTGAGGGTGGCTATTTGGTGCCGGACGAGTTTGAACGCACCCTCGTCCAATCCCTGGCTGACCAGAACGTCATGCGAGGCTTGGCGAAGGTGATTCAAACCACCTCGGGGGATCGGAAGATCCCGGTCGTCTCCACCCACGGCACCGCAGGCTGGCTTGATGAGGGCAAGCCGTATACCGAGTCCGACGAAGTCTTCTCCCAGGTGACGCTGTCGGCGTTTAAGCTCGGCACTTTCCTCAAGATCAGCGAGGAACTGCTCAATGACGCAGCCTTCGACGTCGAGGCATATTTGGCCTCGGAGTTTGCACGCCGGATCGGCGCGGCCGAGGAGGAAGCCTTCCTCGTCGGCACAGGCACCGGCCAGCCCACCGGCATCTTCACCACCGGCGGCGGCCAGGCAGGCGTCACCACCGCCAAGCCGACCGACATCAGCGCGGATGAACTCATCGACCTGCACTACAGCTTGCGGGCTCCGTATCGCAAGAACGCGGTGTGGCTGATGAACGATTCGACCGTCAAGACGGTGCGCAAGCTCAAGGACGCCCAAGGCCAATACCTATGGCAACCCGCACTCACCGCAGGCAGCCCGGACCTGATCTTGGGCAAGCCGGTGCATACCTCGGCGTTCGTGCCCGAGATCAAGGCCAGCGCGAAGACGGTGGCGTTCGGCGACCTCGGCTACTACTGGATCGCTGACAGGCAGGGGCGCTCGTTCAAGCGTCTGAACGAACTGTTCGCCACCAGCGGTCAGGTCGGGTTCCTCGCCTCCCAGCGCCTGGACGGCAAACTCGTCCTGCCCGAAGCTGTGAAGGTGCTGACCCAGAAAGCCACCGCCTAACAGATAACACCCGAGAGGAGGTGGCAGCCCCGATGGCCACACCAACACTGACCGCCGAACTGGTGGAGCTCGTGAAGGCGAATCTGATCCTCACCCACGACGAAGACGACGCCTTGATCGGCTCGCTGGTGGGGGCTGCCACCTCCTACGCGGTTGCCTACCAACACCTACCCGACGGCTACTACGAGGATCACCCGATGTCGGGGACGACACGTCAGGCGATCGTGTTGCTGGCGACGCATTTCTATGAATCCCGTGACGGATCGACCGCCGGATTCTGGGCAGATAAGCCGGAGGCGGCGAAAGCCGTGTGGAACGCGGTCAACAATCTGCTCCGACTCGACCGCGAATGGAAGGTGTGAAGAGCGATGGCTGGGATTGGTTCCATGCGCGAGCACATCGACGTGATCGCGCCGGTGACGGTGCGGGATAAGGCCGGGTTCACGTCGATGTCAGATCGGATTGTGGCGACGGTGCGGGCGTATCGGGAGACCCGGCACGCCACGAGCGCGTGGGTAAACCGTGCAGCCTACACCAACGCCACCGTCCTATTCCGCATCCGCGCCATGCCCGGCCTCGAGGTCACAGAAGCCATGGAAATCGCCACCCATGATGGCCGGTTCGTGATTGACACGGTCGAAGTGATCGGCCGCTATGTCGAAATACTGGCCCACCAAGACGCGCCAGAAGGAATTGCCTAGCTCGCTTGGTCGAAGATCTTCTTCTGCTCAGCGAGGTAGTCCTCCAAGCTCACCAACTGGCCTAGTTCAACTTGCTCGAACTCGGCCGGTGCATTGTGGACGATGAAGTTGCGGCTGTAGTCGATCAGCGAATCGAGGACGTCGCCCTCGATGAGGTCGGTTGTCGACTTTCCAGTCAGCGCTCGAAGCTCTCCAAGGGAGCGGTCAAGCTCGTCAATCACCTTAGCGTTCATGTCCTGAGCAACGATCGCTTTGAAATACGCCGACATCGCAGCCTGAAACTGTCTATCGGCCTTGTTGATCTTCATGCGCTTCATGGTTGAAACAGCAATCGCTGTTCCTCCGATGGCGGCGGTAGCCACAGTCCCGACAATCAACGTTGTCTTGTTCGCCTTGGCGAACGCACGGACTGAAGCGAGTGCCTTGTCGAACTGCGGAGTAGGGACTTCCTTCAAATGCATCACGATGTGGCCCGCATCATCTCGTACGACGCCTCCGTACCGAACCAGCTTGCCAGTAGCCAGTCCAGCCTCGATGCGCGCGGGAATCGCGAAGGCAACCTGCTCAATCGACATAGATGCCATCCCTTCAATAACCGCAGCTCAATTTCCATAACTCTTGATTCAAGTCTAAAACTTCCCTCGACACAAGGAAACGTGATGGCACGGGTTCACATTCAACTCCCCCAACAACTTCATCGACGCTTTGCAGGCTGCGTCCACGTTGCTCGACGCTGCTGCAGGCGACGTGCTCAATGCTGGTGCTGGCGTGGTTGAGCCGCGCCTTCGTGCCAACCTCACTGCCGCGATCGGTCAAGGAGCAGCGCCGTCACGCTCCACCGGGCAACTCCTCGGCGCGCTCGGCACGACGGCGGTGCGGGTGAATTCGAAAGGTGAGCACAACCTGAAGATCGGGTTCGCTGAAAACCGTGATGATGGCAGGTCGAACGCGTTGATCGCCAACGTGCTCGAAAACGGCCGCTCCAACCAGCCCGCACGGCCCTTTCTTGCACCCACCCGCTCCCAAACCCGCAGACCAGCGACGGAGGCAATGAAGCAGGAACTGGCCGCGCGCATGAATCAGGTAGCACCATGACCGCACTGTTGGAACGTATCACTACGGTTGCCGACGGCCTCGGGTTGCCGATCGCGGTCGGTCTCTACACGGCTACACCGCTACCGGACACCTACCTCGTCGCCACACCATTGGCTGACCTGTTTGACGTGTTCGCCGACAATCAGCCCGGCGTCGAGATTGAGGAAGTACGCCTCAGCCTATTCACCAAAGGCAACTACCTAGCTGAGCGTGACCGGCTCACCGCCGTGCTACTCGATGCCGGTTTGATTATCACGGCTCGCCGCTATGTCGGCTACGAGCCCGACACCGGTTTTCATCATTACGGCGTTGATCTCGCCGCCCACAACCCCTACAACATTCTGGAAGGACACTAGCCCCATGGCCACGATTGGATTAGACAAGCTCTACTACGCCACCATCACCGAAGACCCCGCCACCGGCGAAGAAACATACAGCAAGCCCACCCAGCTCGCGAAAGCAATCTCCGCAGAACTCTCCGTCGAACTCGCCGAAGCAATCCTCTACGCCGACGATGGCGCATCCGAGATCGTCAAGGAATTCAAATCCGGCACCCTCACCCTTGGTGTTGATGATCTCGGTGCGGACGCGGCCGCCGCCTTGACTGGCGCGCAGGTGGATGCGAACGGCGTGCTCGTGTCGACCTCGGAAGACAACACCACGCCGGTGGCGATCGGATTCCGCGCCGCCCGATCGAACGGCAAATACCAGTATTTCTGGCTCTACCGGGTCAAGTTCGCCCTCCCCACCACGACGCTTGCGACGAAGGCCGACTCGATTACGTTCTCGACCCCGACGGTGGAAGGCACGATCCTGCGCCGCAACAAGCCCGACGCTAAGGGCCGCCATCCGTGGAAGGCCGAAGTAACCGAAGGCGCACCCGGCGTCAAGCCAGAGACCATCACCGGCTGGTACACCGCCGTCTACGAACCCACAACCACGACCGCCAGCGCACCCCAGTAAGGAGAACGTCGATGACAACCAAGACGAGAAAGACCGACTCTAACCAGGCTGTCGTGGTGATTGGTGGCCAGCCCTATGAACTGATCCTCACCACGCGGGCTACCCGGGAGATTGCTGCCCGCTACGGCGGGCTGGACAACCTCGGCGACGCCCTCGAGACCAGTGACGACTTCGCCCACACCCTGGGCGAGGTGATCTGGCTGATCACCCTGCTCGCGAACCAATCCGTCGCAATCCACAACCTCCAACACCCAGACGACCCCAAAAGCGAGCTGACTGTAGAGGCGGTTGAACTGCTCACCGTCCCCGCCGATCTGGCGGACTATCGCAGTGCGATTGCGGCCGCTCTCCAGCATGGAACCCGCAGGGCGATTGAGACCGTTCCGGCCCCAAAAGACCCGGCGAAGGATGCATAACCACCAGCACCGAGGCCACCTTCACCCGGCTAACCTACATCGGCCTGGCCCACCTGCACCTCACCCAAGTAGAGGTTGAGCTGATGGTGTTCGGGCGGCTGCTCGATCTGGTGGATTGCTGGCTGATCGACACCGGCCGCGCCGAACCCGTCCGACATTGGTTTATCGACGACGTCATCCCCGCTGGGATTTAGCAAGCTGGGCGATGAGGCTCCAGGGAATGGGTTTGCGGACGAAACCGCTGCGACTGCGGCGTGGAACGTCGAGAGCGTCGCGGGCAACCTTGCGCACGAGAGCCGGGTCTGCGCCCAGAGCTTCTGCGATCCAGACGAGGCCTTCCGGATGCTGGAGACGGTTGTAGGTCATTTTCGCTGATCGATTTGGCTCCCGGCGCGTGAAGGCTCCAGAGCCACGGGTGGCCTGCGAGGCAAACCAGCTGGACATGTGCTCGCGCTGCGATGTCCACCACCGGCCATTCTTCTGCGGATCTGCTTCTTCCATCGCATCAGAGATCGGCAAATGCTCCGGCAACCTCGCCAGCAGCCGCGCGAATTCTTTCACCTCGACATCCATCTCATTCATCGGCCACTCCTCATCCAGGGCTGGTGTGCTCTCGTCAATTATTTGTCAGGAGGTGTACTCATGGCTGATTCTTCGTTTGGTTTGAAGATCGGTTTGGAGGGTGAGCGGGAGTTTAAGCGCGCGATCACCGAGATCAACCGCGAAATGCGGGTGCTTGGCTCCGAGATGAAGCTCGCGGCCTCAGCGTTCGCGAAGAACGAGACCTCTGCGGCCTCGTTGACGGCGAAGAACCAGGTGCTGACCAAGGAAATCGACGCGCAGCACCAGAAGGTCGACACGTTGCGGGCGGCGTTGGATAACGCAGCCGCCTCGTTTGGGGTGAATGACTCCCGTACGAAGAATTGGCAGATCCAGCTCAACAACGCCCAAGCCACGTTGAATGGTTTGGAGTCGGAGCTTGAGGACAATAACGATGCTTTGAAGCAGTTCGGTTCGCAGGCTGATGGTGCTGGTGACGACGCGAAGGATGCCGCGAACCAGACCGGCAGGCTCGAGACGGCGGTTGATGATCTTGGTGGCGAACTCGACGACACGACGGGTAAGACTCGTGTTTTCGGGGACGTACTGAAAGCCAACCTGGCCTCGGAGGCGATCGTCGCTGGCGTGAAAGGCATCGTCTCCGCTGTTACCTCTATTGCTAAGGGGTTCGGGTCAGCTCTCAAAGATGGCGTGGAGTACAACGCCCGAATGGAGCAATACACCAGCAGCTTCACGACCATGCTCGGTGATCAAGCCAAAGCCCAGCAGCTCGTCAACGATCTGAAGGCTGAGGCTGCGCGTACCCCGTTTGGCATGGAGGATCTGGCGAAGAACACCCAGGTTCTCATGGGCTTCGGCATGAGTGCGGAAGAGGCCCAGCTGCGACTGGGCCAGTTGGGTGACATTTCGCAGGGCGACGCGGTCAAACTCGAATCGCTCACCCTCGCGTTTGCGCAGATGTCGTCGACGGGCAAGCTCACTGGTCAGGACTTGAACCAGATGATCAACGCTGGGTTTAACCCGCTGGAGGAGATTTCGCGTAAGACCGGCAAGTCCATTGGCGAGTTGAAGGAGGAGATGGGCAAGGGCGCGATCTCTGCGGAGATGGTCGCTGACGCCTTCGCCAGTGCAACTAGTGAGGGTGGCCGGTTTTATGGGGCGATGGATGCCCAATCCCGAACCTTCTCCGGCCAGCTCGCCACCTTAGAAGACGGCGTCGCCAACTTGAAAGGCGTGCTCGCAGCCGGGTTGTCGGACACGCTGGCTGGCACGGTGTTGCCGATGGTCAACGGCTGGGTTGATGAACTCACCGTCGCGTTCGAGGAAGGCGGCGCTCCCGCCCTGATCGAAACGTTCGGCACCATTTTGCAGGAGGCGTTGGCGTTTATTGCCGAGCAGCTACCCATGGTGATTGAGTCGGGCATGTCGATCCTGACCGCCCTGATGGAGGGCATCATCGAGGTATTGCCGAGCTTGGCTGAGACCGCCGTCCAACTCGTGACGGCGCTTTTGACGGCGATCATTGAAGCGTTGCCGCTGTTGTTGGAAGCGGCGTTGCAGGTCATCGCGACCCTGGTGGCAGGGATTGCTGAGGAGTTACCGGAGCTGATCCCAGCAGCCGTACAGATGCTAGTGGCACTGATCCAAGGTCTGGTCGACAACCTGCCGATGATTCTCGAAGCCGCGCTCCAGCTCATCACTGGGCTGGCGCAAGGTCTACTTGAGGCACTACCTGTGCTGATCGAGGCGCTACCCGCGATCATTACTGGCATTGTGGAGTTCCTGATCAGTGCGATTCCGCAGATCATTACCACCGGTGTGGCGCTGTTGACGGCGTTGGTGCAGGCCTTACCGGAGATTATTACCGCGATCGTCACAGTGTTGCCGCAGATCATCACCGGCATCATCACCACACTCCTGGCTGCACTGCCGCAGTTGGTGCAGGCAGGCGTGCAGCTTTTGACGGCGTTGATTGGGGCGCTGCCGACGATCATTACGACGATCGTGGCCGCACTGCCACAGATCATCGCCGCGATCGTCTCCGCGATCGGTGGCGCGATCCCGCAACTCGTCCAAGCAGGCATCCAACTGCTCACCGCACTAGTGCAGGGCCTGCCGCAGATCATGTCCACAATCGTGGCAGCAGTTCCGCAGATCATTACCGGGATCGTGAACGCGGTCGGTCAGGGCGTCGGCCGGATGGCCTCCGCAGGTGCCGACCTGGTGAGGGGCTTGTGGAATGGCATCCAGTCGCTGGCGGGCTGGCTCTGGGATCGCGTGTCTGGCTGGGTGAATGATATTTGGGATGGGATCACCGGCTTCTTCGGCATCAACTCACCCTCGAAAGAAATGGCCTGGGTTGGTGACATGCTCACCCGAGGCCTCGCAGGCGGCATCACCACCACCGGCAGCCGTGCTGTCACCGCCGCCCACGACGTCGCCAAAGACACCCTGAATGCCATGGAGACGCTGACTGACGGCATCAACGTGCCCATCAGTACCGATATTGAGCCGGTTCGGGTGCCTGAGGTGGCCCTCGAACCTGCAGCTTTTGCTACCCGTACTGCTACAGAAACTGGCGGGAATAGCTCGGTGGATGTGGCGGCGATCGTCGACCACACCGCCCAGCGTCTCTTGGGATCACTGGATATCAAGGTGGTGCTCAATGACGGCACGCTCGTCGGCAAACTCGCACCCGGACTCAACAAGCAGCTGGCACGGATGAGTAGCCACCACAGCCTGCTCGTGACAGGAGGGGTCTAATGCGCGCCTTCACTTTGGACCACACCATCACGTCCGCATCCTTGGGCTTGCGGTTCACGGCACCCGTTGAGATTCCCACTGCCGAACGGGTCGTCGACGACATCGACGTACAAGGCCGGGCGGGCACGCTCACCCGGCTGGGCGGCTGGCACGACACCATGGTCAGCTTGCCGCTGGCGGTGAACCTCACGGGAGGTGTGGACGCCTATCAACGGGCAGCGCGGGCACTCATGGACGCGTCGTCGATCGGTTTATCGGGCGAGCCAGGCGTGTTCCGCCACATCAAGCACACCACGATCTCGCCGCTGCGGCGGGAGTTGGCGTCGTGGGGTTTCTTCGACGCCGAACTGACCTGCGCGCCCTTCTCCTACCTTGACTCGGGGCTCACCACTCACACGTTGACCACCTCAGGAACGATCACAAACCCCGGACTTATTGATGCCGTGCCGGTCATCACCGCGTATGGCACCGGCACGCTCACGCTCACGATTAACGGTGCTCAGTATCGGATGTCGTCGCCGTCAGGGCAGGTCACGCTCGATAGCGCGCGGTTGGTGGCGCATGTGGCAGGCCGGGTCCAAACTGACGCGCTCACCGGTGACTTCCCGTATCTGGTGCCGGGGGTGAATCGGTTCGTTTTAGGTACCGGCATTTCGAAAATCGAAGTCGTTGGGAACTGGCGCAATCCCTAACCACCGCTGACGTTCGTCACCTTCGTGCCCGCGATCTGCTCGTGGTCGTGGGTTTTCTTGTTTTGGAAAGGAACCGCCTAACTATGTTGACTGTTCATGACCGCAGCTCAATCGATTTCACCGCGACCGGGCTGGGCGTCCTCGACCCGCACGTGGTGGAGGCGCGTGTGGTAGAAGAACTCGGCGGCCAATACACCCTCACCCTCAGCTACCCGGCCGATGGCCCGCTCGCCAAGCACCTCGTCTTGGAAGCACTGATTGCCTCGCCGGTACCGGGCGTTGGGGCGCGGCAGGGGTTTCGCATCCATGAGGTCTCCACCACCCTCGACGGACTGCTTCAGATCACAGCGTTTCATGTGTTCTATGACCTGGCAGGGAACTTTATCGCCGACACCTACGTGGTCAATCAAACCGCGAAGGCGGCGCTCGACCAGCTGCTCGCAGCAGCGGCCACGCCGCACCGGTTCACCGCCACCAGCTCCGATACTGCGACGCAGGCGAGTGCGCGGGTGGTGCGGATGCCGCTCGCGGCAGCGCTCATGGATACGGGTGAGGACAACACGTTCGCGTCCCGCTGGGCTGGCGAGATCACCCGGGATAACTGGCACATCCACCACGCGGCACGTCGCGGCGCTGACCGGGGTGTGGTGATTAGGGATCGCAAAAACCTCACCGGCTACGAATCCGTTGTTGATCTGACCAGCGTGGTGACGCGGATTGTGCCGGTGGGCTATGACGGGATCACCCTGCCAGAACTGTATGTCGACTCACCGAAGCTTTCGGCCTACGTGACGCCGCGTATCCGCGTGATCCGCTACCCGGACATTAAGGCCATCAAGGATGCTGAGCGGCCTCGTGAAGACGAAGTGCCCCTCGACCAGGCACACGCTCTGCTGCGCCAAGCAGCACGGGCCGAATTCTCGCGCAATCATGTGGATGAGTCCGCTGGATCATATTCGGTGTCGTTTGTGGAGCTCGCCTCAACGGAGGAATATGCCGATTTCGCCGAGCTGGAGACCGTGCTGCTCGGTGACACGGTGACGGTGCGGCATGCGGATCTTGGGGTGGCGTTGGCTGCGCGGGTGGTGGCCTACGACTATGACCCACTAGCCGAGGCATACGTGTCGGTGGAGTTGGGGTCAGTGGCCGCGAGGTTCACGTCGGTGACCCGCACCATCTCCTCAGCAGTTCAGGCTGCTGAGGCAGCAAGCGATCTGGCCGGTGTGGCACTCGCTAGTGCGGATGGGAAAACCACGAACCACTACGGACCCACTCAGCCCACCCAGGCTCGGCTGGGTGATACGTGGTTCAAAACCAACGGGGAAACCACCGAGATTTGGATCTACCAGGTCACTGACACCGGCCAGCCCGGCTGGGTCGCACTTGCCACAGACCTCAACCACGCCCAAGTCACCGCTGAACTCGCAGCAGCCAGAGCCGAAGTGGAGGCAGCCCACGTGGCTGCTGAGGATGCGCAGGCAGCTGCTAACGCAGTCGCCGTGCGTATGAGTGCGGCTGAGAGCGAGATTGGGCTTGCACGCCAAGCCGCCACGGATGCTGCCACCACAGCAGGCCAGGTCGACCAGGCCACCACCGCGATCACCCAACGTCTCACTGATGCGGAGGGCGAACTTACGCAAACGGCGAGTGCTGTTAGCGATCTTGACACCCGCCTGATGGAAACCACGACCGTCGCGCAAGCTGCGGCGTCTGAGCTTGCATCCGTGGATGCGCGTTTGGATGGGATCGATCAACAGGTCACTGCTATGGCGGCTGATGCTCAGGCGGCACACAACGCTGCCGTGGATGCTGCCATACAAGCCTCGCAGGCTTCGGTAGAGGCGGCGCGCGTGGCGGGGATCGCGGACGGGAAAGCCGACGTCCTCATCCAACCCGTCGTCCCAGCGACAGAGTTGCAGAAGCCTTCGACCTTGTGGATCGATACCACAGCGGGCGCTAATACGCCCAAGCGCTGGAACGGCACCACCTGGGTGGCAGTCACCGACAAGGCCGCGATCGATGCCGCAACGAAAGCAACGACCGCCACCAATGCTGCTTCTGTTGCTCAGCAGCGTGCTGATGCTGCCTACACCCTGGCCGACGCAAGCCGTCGGATGCCCGGGTACAGGAGCTGGCTGATGCGGCTGAGCAGGCGGCGATCGTGGCGGCTGCGGCTGATGCGCAAGCCAAAGCCGACCAAGCCACAGCCGACGCCCTCGCTGGTGCCGCAACAGATGCCCAAACCCGGGCGGATGCTGCGAAAGCGCAGGCGATCGCTGCCGCTAGCCAGGAAGCTGCCACGAAGGCTGCCCAAGCGTTAGCGGACGCGAAGGCCGCGTTGAATGTGACGTTGGCGCAGGCGCGCAGTGAGATTACGACTGAGATTGAGAACTCGGCCAACGGGAAGAACATCATCACCCTGTCTACGGGAAGCCCCACGGGTGTGGGGTCTCGGGTTGGGGATACGCGGTGGCGGCGTGCAAATTCGGTGATTATCGGGCAGTGGTCGTGGGACGGGTCGAGGTGGCTGGCCACGAGACTTCGCCACGAAGTGATCGCCTCCGTTGACGTCAACACGCTACTGGTGTCGGGCTCGGCGCGAATGAACCAAGCGGTCGTCGCGAAGATTATTGGTGACGCGGCGTATTTTGGGACGCTGGCTGCTCACCGAGTTGTTGTCGGTGACGGGACGAACTTGTGGTCAGATCAAGACCTGACGTACAGATATGCAGGGTGGGATAATAGCCCGCCGGGTAGGTTGTCCAGGGTTGCCACGGGCCAATATAACGCGCAGTACTATCCGCACACGGACATTCTGGTGAAACCCGGTGAACAGTACCGGGTCACTTTCGAGTTCTCCCGGTCAGATCCCAGCCAAGGGGTCGGTATCGCCTACCGGCGTCACTTTACCGCCACTGATTCGTGGCCGAACAGCGGCACGATCGCTCACGCCAAACCCGGCGACACGACGGTGACGAGCATGCTCATCACCGTCGCGGACGGCGTGGATGTGTTGCGGTTTGGGCTGGTCACCGATGCACACCACGCCCGGGGCGCGCGTGGAACTATGGAATATCCAGATACGTCGACTAACCTCGGCAACGATGATCGAAGACGGCGCAATCACCACTGACAAGATCGCCGCTAATACGATCACCACCACACACCTGCAAGCAGGAGCGGTTACCTCCGACAAACTCACCATCGCCAACGGTTTCATCACCAACGCGATGATCGCCAACGCCGCCATCGCGGATGCGAAAATCGCCTCGCTGTCGGCCTCGAAGATCACCACCAGCTATCTGGCCGCTGCCAGGATCCAAGCCGGATCCATCACGAGCGACAAACTCGTCATCGCCAACGGGTTTATTACGAACGCGATGATCGCTAACGCTGCAATCACGGATGCGAAAATCGCCTCGCTGTCGGCCTCGAAGATCACCACCGGTACGCTGAGCGCGAACCGGATCGCGGCCAGATCGATCACGAGCGACAAACTCACCATCGCGAGCGGTTTCATCACCAACGCGATGATCGCCGATGCGGCGATTACGGATGCGAAGATCGCCGGGCTGGATGCAGGCAAGATCACTACCGGCACGTTGAGCGCTGCCCGTATTGGGGCGCGCACTATCACTGCCGACAAGCTTGCCACGAACGCGATCCAAGTCGGGCTCGCCGGATGGACTAGCTCGATTAGGATCTCGCCGACTCAGATCGCCTGGTACAGCGGTTCGTCGTTGGAGGGGAAGATTACTAGTGCCGGGATGCAGTTTTGGTACGGGACTCGCTACATCGGAGAAATGGCGCGCCGTCAAAAGAAAGACGTCGCCGACGTGCAGGGCATCGTCTCCCAGCTCGCCTACCGGGGTGACTACGTGGCCTGGACGTACCAGACCACCTCGACCGGGGACTACTACACGTGCCTGACGCTCGATCCGAAAGGCCGGTTCTACGGGCGGGCCGGGATCCACCTGGGTGCCGATCTGCGGATGAACGGCTACAAGGTCTACACCTCCGACACTCGCTACATCTCCTTCGTTGACACCAACTACACGGGCAAAGGCACGGTCGCGTCGATCTCATCATCGAACGGACTGGCCAAGATTGGGTTTCACACCTATGACCTGCTGGTGACCACGAACGGGTCGTATTACAACATGTCCCGCGTCTTCGACCGGCTCAAAGACCTCATGGCACGGGTCAATGAACTCATCCGCCGCCTCAACTACGGCTGGATCGTCTCCATCTCCGGGTCCGGGTCGAACATCACCTGGTCGAACTACGACAACACCAGCCTATCAACCATGTCCACCACCATCTCCTAACGAAAGGACCACCCATGCGCTTGCTCATCCCTAACCGGCACCTTGCCTCGATCGCCACACTCCTGTAGGGCATGGTGTTGAAGCCTGCCCAGTCGAGGGCGCGCTCCAAACTCCTCGACCTGGTGGAAGAGGCACAGATGAGGTTCGGGAAAGACGAATACGACCTCGTCACCCACCACGCCACCCTCGATGGTGAGGGTAAGCCGATCATTGGTGAGGACGGTACTTTCCAACTCGCGCAAGGCACTGACGCGGGCGAGTTCCTCCGCCTGCGCGACGAACTCCTCGACTCCCTGGCGGAGGTGGAGGGTCCGACCTACGCCACCCACCTGCCCGATATCACCCGCTTACTTGCCGAGTATGACGAGCCGCTATCTGGGCAGGCAGCTGCCGCTTACAGCGTCCTGTTCGACGCTGTGGAAGCCGCTCACGCAGCCGACGATCCGAACAAGGAAGGAGACCAGCGATGAGTGAGACCCCACCAGAAGACGTGCCCTTGGAGGAGACCGTAGTGCATCCGATCGAAGTCATGAGACCTGATCTGACACCGGTGGAACCAGCCCAACTATCCGATGAGCTACTCGATGAGGTAGCACCAACAGCTCACGTGCTCGATCTGACCGAACCGATTCTCGATGTTTTGACCAGCCCGACGCTTTAGGGCTCCCTGGCTCGATGACGTAACCCGCAGCCCGTTTGGGGTGCGGGTCTTTTCATGCCCACCAACGTAAAGGAACACATTCATGTCTGTGAAAGCCATCTGGGTGGCGATCCAAACCGGTCTTGCCGGACTCGGAGCCACGATTGCTGCCTTCCTCGGAGGCCTCGACGGCCTCATCTACGCACTCATCGCTTTCGTCATCGCCGATTACATCACCGGTGTCCTCGCCGCCATCAGTGAGCGGCGGGTGTCGTCTGCGATCGGATTCAAAGGGATCAGCCGAAAAATCGTGCTGTTTGTCCTCATCGGGCTGGCGCACATGCTCGACGTCCACATCATCGGCACCCCTGGCGTGCTGCGCACCGCCACGATCCTGTTCTACCTGTCCAACGAAGGCATCTCCCTCGTGGAGAACGCCACCCGCCTTGGGCTGCCCATCCCTGCCCAGATGCGCGGGGCGCTGGATGCGATCGCCAACCGGGAGGCCCAACGACCCTCACTCACAACCATGCCAACCACTGACCCTGTGAAGGAGAACGAACAATGAAGAACTGGAACACGCTTGAGGCCGATGAAAACCGGATCCTCGCCAAGCACTACACCGCCGGGCGCGGCGGACGCAGCATTAATAAGGTGATTATTCATCACAACGCAGGCAACCTCACGATTCCCGGCATTTACGAGGTGTGGCAAACCCGCCGCGCCTCCGCCCACTACCAAGTCGACTCTCAAGGCCGTATCGGCCAGCTCGTGTGGGACTCTGATACGGCCTGGCATGCCGGGAACTGGGACGCCAACACCACCAGCATCGGTATCGAACACGCCGACATCTCAAGCAACCCCTGGCGCATCTCCGATGCCTGCTTGGAGGAGGGCGCGCATCTGACCGCAGCCGTGTGCAAGTACTACGGCCTCGGCCGCCCCCAGTGGGGAAAGAACGTCTTCGGGCACAAACACTTCTCACCAACCGAATGCCCAGCCTCGCTGGCCGGTACTCAGCATGCTGCATATATGGCGCGAGCCCAATACTGGTACGACCAGATGACCGGCAAGGTTCCCGCACCGAAGCCAAAGGTACCTACTGCGCCTGCGCCGAAGCCTGCACCGTCCGTGAGCATTGACGCGCTCGCTGATGCGGTGATTCGCGGCGAATACGGCAACGGCAACGAACGCAAGCGTCGCCTCGGAGCGAACTATGCCGCCGTCCAGAAGCGCGTGAACGAGAAACTCGCAGGCAACACCTCCAAGCCGAGCGCGAATATTGATGCGCTGGCGGATGCGGTGATCCGTGGCGAGTACGGCAACGGCGAGGAACGTAAACGCCGCCTCGGGGCGAACTATGCCGCCGTCCAGAAACGCGTGAATCAGAAACTCGGCTACTAACCCCAACCAGCGATCTGCTGACTACATGGCCCCGCTGCTGCCCTTCGTGGTGGTGGCGGGCCTTTTTCGTTTTCCTGGCCAAGGGGGAGTGGGTGGTTATAAATCGGTGTGGCTCGAAGCCCTGTCAGTAGAGGCCTACTGATGAGGAGAGCGCGGTGGCGAGTGAGATTACCCGTGAGCAAGTGATGGAGCTGCGACGCCGAGGCGCATCGTATGGGCAGATCGCCACCAGTTTGGGCATGTCACGCAACACGGTGAAGTCAATTTGCCGCAGAGCCGACATCACCACCGCCCCGGCAGTCGAGTCTGAGCCTGCAAAGGTATGCGAACAGTGCAACGGCCATATCGAGCCAGCGGTAGCAGGGCAAAGGTTCTGCTGCGATGCGTGCCGCCTGGCGTGGTGGCATGCCCACCCGGAGCGGCTTAACCGGCAAGCGATCTACACCTTCACCTGCGCTGCCTGCGGTGAGAGTTTCGATGCCTACGGAAATAAGCACCGCAAGTACTGCTCGCACCCGTGCTATATCCGCCACCGCTTCAACACCCGAGGCGGCAGACCATGACAGGCGAGATCTTCGATGCCGAAGTCGACCTCACCCGCCAGGTCGCCTTCATCGATCAACTTGCTCAGGCCGGTGCGCTCACCGAACAGGAAGCGAACACCGTTCTCGCCCGAATCGCAGACGAGTCGGCAGCTGTGGTGGGGGCGCTGATTGTGCGGGTTCGACTGGATAAAACGCGGGTTTAGAGCGTACATGGATACAACCACCAAACCCTAGCCAACAAAGGAAAACGAAGGGCGAAAGGAGATTGAAGCACGTGGGTGAGATGAGGGTGATCCCAGCAAAACTAGTCCGGCCACAGCGGCTGAAGGTTGCAGCCTATGCGCGGGTGTCCACCGAACACGAACGCCAGTTGTCCTCGATCGCCGCACAAGTCTCGTACTACTCCCGCCTCATCCAATCCACGCCAGGCTGGGACTATGCCGGGGTATTCATCGATGAAGGCATCACCGGCACCTCCACCAAACATCGCGAGGGATTCAATAACCTCATGGATACCGCCCGGGCAGGTGGCATCGACGTGATTTTGACGAAGTCGATTTCTCGGCTCGCCCGCAACACCGTCGACCTTCTCGATACAGTGCGTGAACTGAAAGCCCTGGGTGTGGCGGTGCGGTTCGAACGTGAACAAATCGACACCGCCACCGCTGACGGTGAACTCCTGCTCACCCTGTTGGCATCGTTTGCACAGGAAGAATCCCGATCCATGTCAAAGAACATCAAATGGGGGATCAGGAAGAAATACGCCGACGGATTCATGCACTCGCGCCAACCCTACGGCTACCAATACGGCGACGGCGACTTAGAAATTATCGAGGCCGAAGCCGAGATCATCAGAAGGATATTCACGGAGTTCCTTGCAGGCATCTCACCGAAGCCACAGCCGCCCAGCTGAATGCTGAAGGGATCACGCCCAGGCGCGGAGCCAAGTTTCGTGGGAAGACGATCCGTAAATGGCTCGAAAACGAAATCTACACCGGCCGCGTAATTCTGCAAAAGTACTATCGGCCAAAAGTGGCAGAATCGAACTGTCATACCAACACTGGCGAGCTGCCACGCTACCTCGTCGAGGAATCCCACCCGGCGATCATCGACCAAGCCACGTTCGACGCGGTTCAAGCCGAGCTTGCCCGGCGCAGACATCTTGGGCGCGGAGCCACACCCTCAGGTGGAACTACCGGGCTCACATCCCGGATTGAATGCTCTGTCTGTGGCAGGTTCTATCACCGCCGCACCAAAAAACGCCGCGCGTCGACATACAAGTTCTGGTGGTGCGAAACCGCCACCAAAGGCAAAGGCAACCCCTGCCGGGCACCCCAAATCCGAGAAACACACCTCACCAGGGTCTGCACCCGCGTGCTCGGCCTCGACGACTGGGACGACGAGCACGCGCCCACGCACCTGACAAAGATCGTCGTCAACGCCGACCGCACACTCACCATCCACACCACCAGCGGCGAAGCACCAGTGACGGTGAGCCTGGACGAGAGGAGCGCACGATGACCACGACGCAAATTCGGCGCAAGCGGGTTACCGCGATACCTGCCACGAAAACACCCGGACACAATGCCACGGCACAGGGTGTTCAGCGTCGGCGCAGAGTTGCAGCCTACGCGCGGGTCTCCACCGAAGCTGAGGAACAAGCCTCCTCCTATGAGGCGCAAATCGACTACTACACCCGCCACATCCAATCGCGCAGCGAGTGGGAATTCGCAGGCATGTACGCCGACGAAGGCATCACCGGCACCACCACCAAACACCGCACCGGTTTCAAAACCATGATCGCCGACGCCCTCGCCGGAAAAATCGATTTGATCCTCACCAAGAGCGTGTCCCGGTTCGCCCGCAACACCGTCGACACCCTCACCCACGTCCGCCAGCTCAAAGACGCAGGCGTGGAGGTGTACTTCGAAAAAGAAAACATCTGGACCTTGGACTCTAAAGGCGAACTACTCATCACCATCATGAGCAGCCTTGCCCAAGAAGAATCCCGCTCCATCTCCGAGAACGTCACCTGGGGACACCGGAAACGCTTCGCCGACGGGAAAATCATGGTGCCCTACTCATCCCTGCTCGGCTACAAGAAAGGCGACGACGGAAACCTCGCCATCGACGAAACTGAGGCCCCGATCGTGCGGCGCATCTACGCCCGCTTCCTCGAAGGCGCAACACCGCAAACCATCGCCAAAGAACTCACCGCTGATCAGATCCCCACCCCGTGCGATAAAACGGTGTGGCTGCCCTCCACTGTGCGTTCGATCCTGGCCAACGAGAAATACAAGGGCGACGCGCTGCTGCAAAAGAGTTTCACCACAGATTTCCTGACCAAAACCATGAAAGTCAACGAAGGCGAAGTGCCCCAGTACTACGTCACCGGAAACCACGAACCCATTATCAACCCTGCCACGTGGGACGCCGTCCAAGCAGAACTCGCCCGCCGCGCAGGCAAAGGCACCTCCAACACGCACCCCTTTGCCAACACGATCACCTGCTCTGACTGTGGTGGCAGTTTTGGGCGGAAAGTCTGGCACTCCACCAGCAAATACCGCCGCCACATCTGGCGCTGCAACAACAAATACAAAAAGACCCACCGCTGCGCCACGCCCCATGTCACCGAAGACCAGATTAAGGACGCCTTTGTCGCAGCCCTGACCGAGCGCGTCACCGGCAACGACGTGCTTGATGACACCATGCACCTGCTCGACGACACCATCTTTAACACCCGCGAGCTCGAAACCCAGCAGAACAGGCTAGGGGAGCGGCTCGAAGAAACCATCACGCTGATGAACCAGCTCATCACCGCTGCAGCAGCCACGGTCCACGACCCAGACGACTACGATCGCCGCTACCACGAGCTCGAAAACCGACACCGCCAACTCGAGACCGAGCACCAGCACATCAGCGAGCAGATCGATGATCTGCGACACCGCCGAGCCCAAGCCATCAAAGTCCGCGACTACCTCGCCACCCAGCCACCACTCGCATACAGCGATCAAGCCTGGAACACCCTTGTCGACCACGCCACCGTCACCGCTGACGGAGTCATCACCATTCTCTTGAAAGATGAGATCAGTACTAGCAAGGACTGAGCCGGACGCACCGAGAATTCTGTCGGTGCGTGACCTTAAAATTGGTGCATGGATGTTGCATCATGGATTTCCGCTGGCGCTGCAGTCGTTTCAATCCTTGGCGGCGCATTTGCTTACTATCAGGCGAATCTGTCGAAGAAGGCGAAAACCGAAGCGGTAGAAGAACGAGAGCGGGCACAACGTGCCGAACAGCGAGCAATCGAAGCAGCTGCAACTGCAGAAAACCAACTGAAAGCGGCGCAGCAACAAGTTCATGTTCTCGAACAGCACCTGCCCGCAATCGCGACGGCAGTCGAGAAATCTGGAACTGACCTTCAGAACTCACTAACTACTGGAGCGACTCCTCAGCCTCGAATCGAATGGATCAACGGTAGCCAGTACGCCATCGTCAACCCCACAGCTACTACGCTGCGAATCGAAAACATCCTCAACAAGGACGCATTCGTCAGACTGGACTTGCAGGTTCCCTTTGAAGTACCGCCATCTTCTCAGGCGACATTCCTTGCTCTTGGCGCGTGGCAACAACCGCTACCTGACAATCTCATCCTTGATGAAGTTCGATGTGACGAACCGCTTTATCTAGCGATTCCTCCAAAACGTTGA